CACTTGTACCACTCGTTCCACTTGTGCCGCTACTTCCGCTTAAACCACTACTACCACTTGATCCACTGGTTCCGTTTGAGCCGCTTGTACCGTTAGTTCCACTTGTACCACTTGAACCACTTGAACCACTACTTCCGCTTGTACCATTTGATCCACTTGTGCCGCTTGTACCACTTGTGCCACTAGTTCCATTTGATCCACTTGTACCGCTTGTACCACTGGTTCCATTTGAGCCGCTTGTGCCATTACTACCACTTGTACCACTCGTTCCACTTGTGCCGCTACTTCCGCTTAAACCACTACTACCACTTGATCCACTGGTTCCGTTTGAGCCGCTAGTACCGTTAGTTCCACTTGTACCACTTGTACCACTTGAACCACTACTTCCGCTTGTACCATTTGATCCACTTGAACCACTTGTACCATTTGATCCGCTAGTACCACTTGTACCACTTGTACCACTTGTACCGCTAGTACCACTTGTACCGCTAGTACCGTTAGTTCCACTAGTTCCACTAGTTCCGTTTGTTCCACTCGTTCCGTTTGTTCCACTTGAACCACTTGAACCACTTGTGCCGTTAGTACCACTTGTGCCGCTAGTACCGTTAGTTCCACTAGTTCCACTACTACCACTTGTACCATTAGTACCACTTGTACCACTGGTTCCGCTGGTTCCGTTAGTTCCATTACTACCGGAAGAACCGCTACTTCCACTTAAACCACTACTGCCACTTGTACCGTTCGTACCACTGGTCCCGCTTGTACCACTAGTCCCACTTGTACCACTCGTACCACTTGTACCACTCGTACCACTCGTACCGTTTGAACCACTTGTACCATTTGAACCACTTGTACCATTTGAACCGCTTGTACCATTACTGCCACTAGTGCCGCTACTACCACTACTTCCACTGGTACCACTACTACCACTTGTGCCATTAGTACCACTTGTACCACTGGTTCCGCTGGTGCCACTTGTACCGTTTGTTCCATTACTTCCACTAGATCCGCTTGATCCACTACTGCCACTGGTGCCGTTACTACCACTTGTACCACTTGTACCACTAGTTCCACTCGTACCACTAGTTCCACTTGTACCATTTGTACCACTGGTTCCGCTAGTACCATTTGTACCACTGGTACCGTTACTTCCACTTGTACCACTGCTTCCACTACTACCACTAGACCCGCTTAGTCCGCTTGATCCACTTGTACCACTTGTACCGCTAGTACCACTTGTACCACTCGTACCACTTGTTCCGTTTGTTCCATTAGTACCGCTTGTTCCACTACTTCCACTACTTCCACTACTTCCACTACTTCCGCTTGATCCACTAGTACCACTTGTACCACTTGTACCACTAGTGCCACTTGTTCCACTAGTGCCACTTGTTCCACTAGTGCCGTTTGACCCACTAGTGCCACTTGTTCCATTACTACCACTTGTCCCGTTTGAACCACTACTACCGCTGGTACCACTTGATCCACTTGTTCCACTTGTTCCGCTGGTACCACTTGTTCCACTTGTACCGTTGGTACCATTAGTACCGTTACTTCCACTGCTGCCACTTAAACCACTTGTACCGCTAGTACCACTTGTGCCGCTACTTCCGCTTAAACCACTACTACCACTTGTACCACTGGATCCACTTGTTCCACTGGATCCACTTGTCCCACTTGTACCACTTGTCCCACTGGATCCACTTGTTCCGTTGCTACCACTACTACCGCTGCTTCCACTTGAACCACTGGAACCACTACTGCCGCTTGTACCACTGGTTCCGCTTGTTCCGCTTGTTCCATTTGTTCCACTTGTACCATTTGTACCATTACTTCCACTGCTGCCACTTAAACCACTTGTACCGCTAGTACCACTTGTTCCGTTGCTACCACTAGTGCCGCTTGTTCCACTTGATCCACTACTTCCACTTGTTCCACTTGATCCACTTGATCCGCTACTTCCACTTGTTCCATTGGTTCCACTTGTGCCACTTGTTCCACTAGTTCCACTAGTTCCGCTACTTCCACTTGTTCCACTACTTCCACTTGTACCGCTTGTACCGCTTGTACCGCTTGTACCGCTTGTACCACTGGTACCGTTAGATCCGCTGCTACCACTTGTACCGGACGATCCACTGCTACCACTCGTACCAGATGATCCACTTGTACCTGAAGAACCTGATTTTCCACTTGTGCCACTGGTACCTCCTGTTCCGGTTGTACCACTTGTGGTACTGGTACCACTTGTACCATTTGTTCCTCCTAAAATACCACTACTGCCGTTTGTACCACTGCTTCCGTCTTCACCACTGGTACCACTTGTACCAAATCCACCGCTTTCACCACTACTACCTCCTTCTCCACTAGTTCCACTGGTACCGTTACTACCACTTGTTCCTGAAGATGTACTTATACCGCTGGTACCACTTGTGGTGCTGGTACCACTTGTTCCAGCTGAACCTTTTTCGCCGCTACTACCGCTAGTACCACTTGTACCTGTTCCAGATGTACCGCTTGTGCTTACATTACTACCTATAGCAAAAACATAACCACATGCAGGAAATGAAAATTTTATTGTGGCTGTATTTTTATTGTTTAAAGTTACACTTTCAGGTATTATTTGATTAAAATTTTGATCATATACAATGAACAATACAAATTCCGAATTTAAATTATGATTATATACCCATGTATCTGTTTTTTGATTACAGGAAAATTCTTGTATGGACTGTGTATTTTTTTGTAAATTGGCATTACAATTAATGATAACACGTAATTCTTCAATTATTTTAAGAAACAGAGGTGTAGTAGGATCTTTAAAAGTCGCTGTTAATTTTTTATAGTCATACAAAGCATTATCCAATTTTAATGGAGCAACTTCGCATGGATCTTTTTTCAATGTTGACATTTCTTATAAATATAACAAAAACAACTAAGTAGCGTCTACATAGTGTTAAAAAAATATAAATATTAACTATATTTAGTTAAATAGAGAAATTGGTATTCGTCTCCATTGACCTGTACTATAAATATAAAAATAATTACCGTCGTAGCTTACCCAGCCATCTTCTCCATAGTCACTTGATTGATAAGGTACTTGATGATAGAATTTATCAGGAAATCTTTGAAATATTCTAAAAGCTGTATTTATAGGTCTTCTATTAGCTGTAGTGTATATGGGATTACCATTACAGTCATAACCACTTATATAAGTTTGACTACTATAATCATAATCAAATGTAGATATTTCTCTTTTTAACCACCCCGATGGATATTGATATACATAAATATATTTACTATCATAAGCTAACCAACCATTTTCTCCATAATCAGTGATGGATTTAGGAGCTGGGTGAAATGGAGTATTAATTGTATTTTGATAATTTGATGGTATTTTATTATAACCATCCAAATTGGTTACTTCATTTGGCTTTAGTGCCATTGTACCTTGACCTGTTACATCTGTGTAATCCAATGGACTATCTTTTAGATTACTACTGTTTTTAATAACATTATGTTCAATTGCACTCATTTCTCCAGCACTAGCTACAGCATTTTCTTGCAACATTACTTTTCTTACAGTAAATAGCTTTTGAGTGGTATTTTTTACCCCGTTTAAATTTGTTATATAATTATCATTTAGCAAGTAAGCGTTGACATTTATATCGAATGATGTTTTGATATTACGATCTTCACCGTCGTTAACTTCTTGTTCGATGCTATAACTATCTATTCTAGCTCTAAATTTAAATCTCTCTGCATCACCCCAGTAGTCTTTAGCTGCGTAGTTTATTTGTTCCAATAGTTTATTATTTTGATCTACATAATCGGTCCAAATGATGCATTCGTATGTTATATTTACTTGAACTGGCAAACTCACACTATAAATCTGTTTGGTTGGCTTACTTGGAAATACGCCTTTATTCATTAAATCGAACCGGTCATACTTATTCTTCTCGCTATAATTCATTATAGTTTCATAATTTAAATAACGATTAAATGTTGCAAGATCTTTGTTATTCTCAACACTTTTTCTACGAATCATTATGGCTGGCAACAATATTTTGCCTTGGTTATCTCTAATATTGCCAAACTTTTTCATAGCAAACCATCTTTCTGGATTGCCGTATATAACTGGCACTTTTACAACTTCACCATTATCATTAACTTGAAGTCTGAGTGTATTGTTTAAAGTATTAATAATAGCTGTATCAACGTCTAATAAAGTGACTGTGAAATTCTTCTCTTTATCAGTGTCACGGCGAGTTGCGTTGGCTCTATTATAAAGCTTTTTAACATCTGATTGAGCCGATGCGTTTTCAATCGGATTTGGCGGCGGATTTACATTATTATTTGGACCCCAAGCCATAAATTATGTTTGTCTTTCTACGAGGTTAAGTTTACTTAGTCTTGTGTAATGTGTATTAACAATCAAACTCCAAGACTTATCTGGATGTCCACCCAAGAATTGCTCTTGAACAACATTATCAATTTCGTAATAACGTTCATTATACAGAACCAAATCTCCAATTTCTGGAAAATAATTGGTGGTAATACAATCACGTTCTCTAAATCTATAAACGATATCTTGTTTTCTATCAGGACCATAACCCTGAGATCCATCGGCAGTTATGTCTTCACGTTGCACAAGACAACTTAAATCAATGCCTGAATAGAAAATTTTACCTTTATCACTGCTACTTTCGCCATAAATATTGGTATTGGTTTCATAAGCAGCAATCTTAAATACTTGAACAACACATTCGATTATATCACCTATTAATTCCGAGTTTACACTACCCAAGAAGTTTATGTCTCTTGGAGAAAAATATCTTCCAGGCGAATAATTGTTATTGTAAATGCCAACATCTTTACGAGTTGATGTCCAATATTGTTTAAATTTTGGATCGGTTTTTGGATACTGTGGAGATACAGGTGCTGCCATATGTTTTATCCTATATAAATATGTAAAGGTACACGGGACAACATCTTATTCATTTCTTCACTTTCTTTTCCTTTATTTTCCAATTGATTAACACGAAGCGTCTTTTCCAACATATCTCTTAGTTTTTCAAGCAATGAATCTTTTTCTTCTTTAGCTTCAGAACGAAGTTCAGCACCATCAAGAGTTACTTCGCCGCCAGGAATTGGTACGGTACTATATTTTTGAAGAATACGACCCAATGTTTCCTTACACAACGCTAAGAAATATTTTTTAATCCACTGTTTACCAGGCTGATTTACCTTACAGTATGTACAGTATTCATATGGAATATCACTTGGATCGCTTATATATTCATAACGAGATCCGCTATAAAAGTTAGTAATATCACGTTCACTTTCAACGATGTAATCTATATACACTCTGAAATTATCAGTTGGAATTGGAAATATTCTCAACTTGTTGTTGCCTAGAATTTCAAAGCTGTAAGCACTTTTACGAACCATATCATTGAATTCGATAGCTTGTACACGTTCCAAATCTTCGAATATAGGAGTCATCAAGAATTGTGTAGCTGGACTATATGCGCTGAATCCCATTTCACTGAGTACGTTGCTGTAACTCATACCTGTCATACTAAATGGATCATAAATACGTGCAATAGCTGGGGGTCGATGATGAAATACTCTTTTTACTTCTATACGAGAACCAGTTAAATGTTCAATGTCTCGGCCAATTAGTATGTTTAAGTCATACACCTGATTGGTAGCAGATGGATTGATACTTCCACTAATAGTTACATAATTACGTTTAACTTCAACTTCGCCACCAACAAGTGCTTCTGCTCCGTATTGCTTACTCAATTGAATTGTAAAAGGTAAACCTGTACTTTTTACACCTAGTCCTGTTAAATTGCTGTATTTAGCTTGAGGTAAACCTTGTAAATTAACCATATTATTAACGATATTAAATTCATTAACAACGCGGTTATACTCCAATACAGATTCTTCAAAACAAGCGTAAAAATTAACATCGATCATTTCTATATCGATGATTGGATACCCCAAACGTTTCGCTGCCCACATAGCGCTGCTACTACAATCGTTTTCAAATGTAGTTTCGCCAGATCCTGTGTTGCAACTTTCGCTTAAGTAATAACCAAATGGCACAGTGTCTTGGGTAACACTGCTACCACTTCCAGGCCATCTTACCCTATCGGAGTCAAGATTAGCACTCATATCTTAGTCCACCCTTTCACGTTTTTTACAACTCTGTCTTTTTTTAAGAAATAACCAATGTCTCCATTTGTTAATATATTAATAGATGGATTGTTACTATTTAATTTTTTCATTTGTTCAATTAAATCAAATCGTGTACCATTAATAATATCTCCATTAAATTTATTTTTGAGTGTATAAATATTTTTATCTGCAGCTGGATTATTTAATCCTAATTTTGATTGTCTTATCTTTTCTTTTACTTCAGGTCTACTATTAACTTCAATTGCAATCAATCTTTGTTTTTCTTTATTTTCCGGTTTATTTTTTGTCAAAATCATCTTTTCTAAAGCAATCTTATTTCTACGCATTACATTATTATCTCCACGATTTGCAATACTTATTTTTTCTTTTGTTTCTTCGGTGTGTTTCTTTCCAAAAAAAGTTCCTTTATCACCAGAATAAATATCTATTTTAGTTCCGGGTTTACCCGTTTCAATGATTAAATTTGCCCAATCGCCACTTTTAACTATATCAAATTTGTTACTATAATCTATACACAACTTACTAAATTCTTCAATTCTATCTAAATCATATTTAGCAATTATTTCTGTATTTATATGTTTTCCGTGGACTTTTAAATGGTTATTCCATCTTGTTCCGGAACCTTTATATGAAATAGCTTTGGAATCACTAGTAGTAACTCTCTTACAAAGATATCTCATTCCAGTTACAGAATGGGTTTTAACCAATAGATACAAATATTTCTTGACATTAGCACTCATTAATTATAAATATCTAAACAACAAAAATAGACAGTTTATAATTTGTTAATTCACATATCATATTTTTTCACCCGTTTTATCAGCGGTACCTTTCAATTTACTTGATATTTTATTTAAATAACTCTTGATTTTATCTTTATAGATCTGTTTAGCAGTAATATTGTTTGGCTCTGTTGGCGCACGATCACCCCAATAAATTTTTTGTGTAAAATACTTATCTCCAAATCTTTCCCTCAATTCCTTGGTTCTTATTACGAATGTATCTTCTGGTCCCTTATTTTGTATTATACCCAATGTAAATGCGTCTTTTAATCTAAATCCCTTCATCTTTAATCCGGCGATTACACCTACGGGTTTACCTGTATCCGGATCAATAGGTCGATCAACATCGTCTAAAAATCTCAAATCGGTTCTATCTGCATCAATTACTTTATAACCACGATAATATTCTGGTAATTCATCAAATATTGCAGAAATATTACCGCCAGCCTTCAAATATTTTTCACATTCTATATTGTTTTGTAAAGTTTCTTTTCTTGAAAAAGTCATATGTGGTTTTGAAGGATCTTCAAGACTTTGCATTGCCCATTTAAACACGGCTGTATAGTCATAAAATTTAACATCTGGATTTGCAGATTTCCAACTTTCCAATTTTTTATGAAAATCAAGATCGCTCGTACCGTTTAATCTAACCGATAACTTTAAATTGTATTTATTAGCCACTTTTTTCAAAAACTCCATTTCAATTTGTAATCTTTCAATGAAGTCTTCAGGACGCATTGGATTCAATATTCTACCACGTTTACCTTCGGGTCCGGGTCTACCTTTGCCATAAAATCTATCTATAATTTTTGGATCTATAGGAATATTTTTCATCTCATCAGATGTCAATTTGTCACCAAACAACCAACGAGTTTTTCTAGTTCTTGCTGCTAATTTTGCTTTTAGATATGCGGGGTTACCAGCAAAATTCAAACAACCAGCGTTACATTCTGGACTTTTCTTTGGACACACTTCATGACCTGATGAATCAGAAGGAGCCAAATATAAAATTGCAGTCAAATATCCTTTGTCATCTAAGAAAGACTTCAGTGTTTTTGGATCGTTTAATACACTCAACAGTTTTAATCTTCCTTGAGTGTCTCGGGCAATATTCTTCATTAATTCAGCCAACTCAAAACTAATAGGCTCCTTTTTGTTCGCTTCGGTCAAACATATCTTCAAATTGTTATCGGTGTCATTTATAGCTTCATATAGAGATTGATTTACGCAATGTTTACATTTACATACAAATTGATCTATTGGGATAATACTGTCAGCAGGTAGACCCATTCCTTCGTACATTTTAACTTCAATTAGCAAATCGATTAATTTCATATATGTTTTGTTATTCTTACTTTTAAATTGCCCTCACCTTTTATTACACGGTGATATGTTTCTTTAGGTATAAATATTGTTTCTTTAAGTAATTGTGGTAAATTATTATCTAATTGAACTTGCCAATTTACGTTTTCTATAACTTCAATTGTTCTATCTTCACGATCTATATGCCATTCCAGTTCGTGAGTGTCTACATCAGAACTAAATTCTCTTATATACTGATTGTTACCCACGGACTTTTCTGTGAACGGAAAATTCATAGTAAAATTAAGGAGGTGGAGGAGTGGTATTATCAAATGTTTTAATTTTTACAGGAATATTCAAACTGGTAAATACAAATTCTCTATTGAATAACCCAAGTGAATTAATTATTACTCCATCATAAGCATCAATAAACAAATAATCACATGCACTATTACTCAAACTACCATCACTTGTAAGAGAACATCCAATTCCTAAATTGCTTTGAGTTAACCAATAAGCATCGTTCTTAGATTTCTTAGCTGCTTCATAATACCAAGTATTATAATATGCGGGGTTAACACTATAAAATCCAGTGGCATTATTTTCCATGTCTTGTTCAGTGTAATGAGAGGTTGGATATTCAGTAGAAGGTTGATATTGAGTAATAACAAATCTTGGAAGCAATACTGACCAAATAGATTGATCCAATGCATATGTAGCCGATGTCAATAACTGATTAAACATTGGATCATCTTGACTTGGAAATAAGTTTGGTACAGCTAAATCGGAAACAGAAGCAGAAATTGTTGTGGTACCAAATGGAGTAATTAATTGACCGCTATAAATATTGTTCCAAGATCCTGATGTATTTACATATAATTCTTGTAAGTCACTGCCACATTGTAATGATGTTTGTTCAAATCTACTAATTAAATCAGCAAATTCCCCAGCTAAACAAGGAGGAGTTTTAGTAGCATATTGAGCAACCATAGAAGCAGCAAAATTACCAGCTAATGCACCTGCAAATCCAGCACAACCACCCAAAGCAGCCATTGCACTAGTAAGTAGATTCAAACCTATTTGTAAACCCAAGTCTTGATTGTCAGTTTGACTCAGAAGAGCATACGCATTTAGAATCTTTGAGTTACCATATGAGTAAAATTGCGTATTAAACGCAATCATATTATTTAGATTAGTCTGTGCATTTGATATATCAGTTGGGGTAGGGGGAGTATTTGTCATATATTATTTGTGCTTATAACCACGTTTTGGATAAGAGCCATACCACATAGCTCTTGATTGTCCATCAAATCACCTAATTTAATCATATTCATAAATATCAATTTAATTATAAAAAGTAATATTTATATTATATGAGCATTAAAAAACAACTGTTTTATACTATTGTAATTTTGATATTAACCGGATGTATTTCGTCAGAGGTTAAATCCGCAAAGCAAGTTACTGTGGCACAAGATGCCGTTGCGAAACAAGAAGCCAAAGTAGACAATACAATGGTGGAGTTGGAAAAGGTAGAAAAGGGTAAACGAGTACAAACTTCTTCTTTATCAATTGGTATTCAACATTCGTTAAGTCAAGTAACCAATGCGCCTGTACAAGTTGACACTGCTAAAGCACTAAATGAACGTGTCATTTCTATAGTTGGGTCACCTCATATAGATGAAATCAAACGTATTAAAGCTACCGTTGATCTATTGAATAGTCAAGTTGCTGAAGAAAGAAAGAAAGGTGATCAGTTATTGTCACAACGTGACGAAATCATCAACAAACTACAAAAAGAAAAGTCTGCTTTGAAAGAAAAGTATGACGATGAATTGTGGCAAATGACTGATAAAGCAAAAGAAATTGCAAAAGAAGCTGATCAAAGTAAGGCTACTCTTGATGCTATGAGTGGTATGTTTGGATTAAATGCGGTATTTTGGGGTTTAAAGAAGTTCTTTATCAGTGCATTGACCGCTATTATCGTATTCGTTATAGTATTTGTTATACTTAGAATATTAGCAACAGTACATCCAGCAGCCGGCGCAGCATTTAGTATATTCAATATGATCGGATCCGGACTATTAAGTTTAGTAAAAGTATTAACTCCACATGCATTTGAATTGGCCAATTTTGCATCAAAAAACAAAGTAGATGAATTCAAGTCTCCTCTTGTCAAAATAGTCGATGTAATCCAAGAACTTAAAGAAAAGCAAAAAGAATCTCCTGATAGAGTATATCCATTAACCGAAGTGTTAAAGAGATTTGATAAAGAAATGGATAGCACTGAAAAAGATTTAATCGACGATATTTTAAAAGAACAAAAGTGGATTAAATAAATTATTAAATATATTTATTATATAATTGTTTTAGATTGTTAACTAACGTTGTGTGTTAATAAACTAAATACGATTATGGATACAAATACAGCACACGTAATATCTCAAGAAGTATTGGAATCAACTGCACAAGATATGACAGGCAAATATGTCTGGATGTTCTTAGCAGGCTTGATAATTTTAATGTTTAAATCGAGCATAGAAAAACTTGCAGCTGCGCTGTTTATGTTTATTGGCTCCGATTATAAAGAAGATGACGTTGTATACGTCGATGGTAAACCAGGCAGAATTATTCGTGTAGGACTTACCAAAACTGTATTCTTTATCTATGATATTGTCGATGGTAAGGTTGTTAGTGGCAACAAATTAGTGGTTCAAAATGAAAGATTGTCAAGTCTAAATATAGAAAAACCACTGCCCAATTTGGATTTAAGTCGTTTTAAAAAAGACTAATTTAACACTACAAACATATGGCTATCAATATTTTTACCCATATTAGAAGGGGTCTATACGATAACGTTTACAATTGTATAGAAAAAGAAAAAGTTGACGTTAATCAAAGAGACGACGACACAGGTAATCCGCCTCTGGTTGTCGCTGTAGAAGAAAATCAAATAGAAATAGTCAGATTACTACTAAATCACGGTGCAGATGCTAATTGTAAAGATTGGACTAGCAAAAATACTGCACTAGATGTAGCTGAACAAAAAGGTTTTAAACCTATTGTAGAAGTATTACAACAAAGAGGTGCCAAATATAGTAGTGGTAGTAGTTTCCACTTAGCTGCAAAGAATGGTGATATTGTTTCTATTGAAGAAATGTTAGACAGGGGATATGATATCAATGAAGTTGACGCGGGTAAAGGTTGGACTGCACTACATTATGCTGTAAATTATGGACAAAAACACTTGGTTGAATATCTAATCATTAAAGGTGCAGATGTCAACAAGAAAGATTTCTTGGGTAAAAACAACCCAATTGATGTACTATCCAACACAAATAGAGGTGAAATTGTTAAAATACTAAACAATTACGGTGCTAAATCTGCCGGTGGTATAAGCATTCATTTCTGCGCAGAAACAGGTGATTTTGAAGGTGTACAAGGATTCTTTGATAAAGATGGTAGAATCAATGGTAGAGACGAAAAGAACGGTTGGATGCCATTACATTATGCCGTTAACGCTAACGATGTTGATATGGTTGAATTTTTGGTACATTTGGGAGCAAACGTTAATGGTGCGGATTTTAAGGGTGAAATTGCTCCATTAGATATCGCATTCAAGACTGGAAATGTAGAAATGCAAAGTTATTTACAATCCAAAGGTGCTCAAAGAAAGAAGAAACACGATACAGGTGGTGGCGGTAAAGATGTGACCATTTATATTACAGATGAAGTCAAAAAACAAATAGCTTTGTTTATTGAAAAACGTGAAAGAGAAGAAGCTGCTATTAAAAAGATAGAAGAAGAACAAGCAGCAAAAGAACCAAAAAAGAAAGATGCTCCTGTAAAGAAGATTAACTGGAAGGACTTCTTGAAGTTAAAGAATATGCCGGTTGTAGAAAAGAAAGAAGAACAAAAGAAGGTTGAAGTTCCAAAGCCTGTAAAATCCATTGTCAAGAAGGTCGAAAAGGTTGATGTGGAAGTGAAATCAGGTAGATTACAATTGGATACAGAACAAGAAGGTTATATATTCTTTATGGATATTGTAGCTTATAGTAAAAAGACTACCGATGAACAAAAGAAAGCTTGTAAAGATTTGGGTACTTTGATTAAAGGTACAATGCAATACAAGACAGCTAATGCTCTTGAAAAGTTAATCATATTACCTACTGGCGATGGTATGGTAATGGGTTTCTTTACATATTTAGAAGACGCAATGAATTGTGCGGTTGCTATAGCTAAAGCAGTAAAAGATAGACCAGACTTACAAATGAGAATGGGTGTACATTGTGGATCTGTAATCCCAATGGAAGATATCAATGGCAATTTAAATATAAGTGGCGACGGCATCAATTATGCTCAAAGAGTAATGGATGCGGGTGAAAGTAATCATTTATTGGTTAGTTCCGCTGTAATGTTAAAATATGATAGACCCACATATGTATTAGTGAATGATTTAGGCGATGTAGTTGTAAAACACGGTGTGGTGATGCACTTGTATAGTTTACACGGTAGTGACTTTGGCAACAAATCATTTCCATCAAGCAGAGTAACAAAAGCAGAACCAACAATAAATAAACCAGTATGAGAGTAATGCCTTTGGTAAGACAATATCATCCAAGTATTGTTAACACAGATTTGGATGTATATAAGATAAAAGATAGAGTAATGGCCGCGCCTATAAATAATCATCCAGATCCATATCAGGTAATTGATAGACTTGGTATAAATCAAATTAACCCAACTAAGATAAAAACAGTGGTTTATAATTCCAAGGGTCTTTTTTACATAATATAAATCTTGACAGGTAGAGTTATATTGTTATAATGAAATAATGTCGGAGTATTTTAACCCCTCATTAATTTACCTCAAAAGCATCAATAAGAATGTTGCAAAAACTCTTATTGAAAAGAACCACTATACTCACAAGTGGTCACTTTGTACTGTAGCTTATGGAGTTTATTACAAAGAGTATGTCGAAAGTACTTTCTTTGGGGGTTTTAACGAACGCCTGATAGGTGTATTAGTATATGGAAATGCCGTGGGTAGAAATGCAAGTACCAGCATATCTTGTCTACTTACTAACAATAATGTGTTGGAATTAACACGGTTGTGGATTGCAGATGGTTATGGTAAAAATATAGAGAGTTATTGCATAGCTGAAAGTTTTAGACTATTAAACAGAGAATACCCACACATTAAATGTATTCTCAGTTATGCAGATAGTGAAGCTGGACACGCTGGAACAATATATCAAGCAACTGGATTTCTATATCAAGGAGACAACTATGTGGATATAGCAATAATGCCTAACTATAGTGTTAGTTTAATTGGTCCGAATCAATATGAGTGGATACATAGTAGAAGTGTATATGCTAGATGGAAAACACACAGTGTAGATAAATTAAAAGAACGTATTGGTAGAACATTTTGGCGTAAACGTGAAAGTGGTAAACATCGTTACGTCAAGTTTATTAGCAACAAGATAGAAAATAAGAAACTAGTTAAATCTCTAAAACATAAAGTTCTACCTTACCCCAAAGATACTTCGTTCAAAGAAGAAGTGCAAGAAATCATTGTAACATCTACCAACGAATTTTTCGAATAATTAATATTTTCTTTTATGTAATTTAATCGTGGTTAATGATACTCCATACTTCTCACTCAATTCGTTGTTGCTAAAACTACCACTCTTTAAATCATCAATAAATTCATTCTTTCTAAGCGCAAAATTTCTCTTTTGTTCACTAATCTTACGTTTCATATCATCACTCATAGCACCACGCTTTTTGCCTTTTAATCCATTGTCATAACTGTAATTAATATTACGATTAGCCAACTTGTCATTTCTCTCCTTATACTTAAGTGTGCCACTCTCAACGCCATACTTGTCAACAAACCACTCCAAAGTATAACGTCCTACAGCACGTTCACGTTGCCTTTCTTTAGCCTCATCACTATGCTTTTTACCGTGCATAGGATTTTTAGCTCCTAAATTAATATCAGACAATAATTGACGAGTTTCTTCTTTATCAGGATTATGTGTAAAATTATCGCCTCCACTTGTTGTTGGAGTAATATTATAACCTATATCACGCATATAGGGTTTAAACATATCTAAATAAAATTGTTCTCGTTTAAACAATTCACATTCTATTACATTTTCTAATATAATAAATTCAAAACTGTTTTCCCCGTAAAAATCCCAAGCGTGTTGTAATTTAGGATTTTTATGTTTATTCTTTTTTAAATCATTTTTATGTTCCCACCAACGACGATCAATATCTTTAGCAGAACCAATATAAAACTTGCCATTCTTAACATTTGTAATTTTGTATATACCACTTTTCATATAATATAAGTATATACAAGTTCTATGGTAATGTCAATTATTTTTTATTAGTGCAAGAAAAAACCCCAACTTTCGTTGGGGTTTTTGAATTATTTTATTTCTACTAAGTATTATACGGTATCGAGATCGCCGATAATAACTTTTCCATAGAACTCTGGGCGCACTACCTTCTTAGCGTAGCGGGTCATTACACCTCTACGTGGAGTGAAGTTCACTGGATCATAGACCAATGGAGTTTGGATTAGTGGGATATATGGAGCATATACAGCACCGGTTTCTAGGAAGTTGTTTCCACGGAAACCAACCAATACAACGTTATCGGTCATATATGGGTTCTTGTAAACTTGGAAGCGAGAAGCAAAGCTACCAACGCGGCTTACGCCCATTGCGAACTTAGCTTGATCACCATCAGTGTTTACTACATATCCTGGAATTGATTCCAAGATGGTTGCTACGTCTGGACTTACGACCAAGAAGTTAGCACCACCACGTAGGGTCAATTTTTGGATTGTGTTAGATACCTTTTGAATCTTGTTACCAAGAGTTTGGAACCAAGTGCTCTTTACGTAAGCAGTACGGTTTGGTGAGCTGTTTGCGTTACGTGTGAAGACTGCTTCACCAGTAGTTGCATTCAATCCCTTGCTGAATTCAACACCGATTTGGGCGGACCAAGCTTCGGTAGTTACGCCTTCAACGGCTTCGTTCAACATTTCTAGGATTTCTAGATCGATTTCCATAGATACATATTCACTCAATAGAGCAGTCAATTCTGCTTCTGCGTCGATAGAGTGATATGCGTTCAAGTCTTGAGCAAGTTCTGGGGTCCATACTGCTTTCAACTTACGTGTCTTAGCAACGATTGGTTCGCTGTTTAGTACCAAGTTAACTTCTGGGATACTGATATCGGTATCAATGCTTTGTGTAGCAACGTTACCTGAAGTACCAGAACCTTCACCTGCGGTCTTACCAGCTTCGAAGTCACCACGTAGGTTATCGGTAGGTTGTAGGCTATAGATCAACTTAACTTTGGTTGATGGTCCAGCGAATGCACTGTTAGATGCAGATACGATGTATACAGATTGATAGAATGGATTACTCAAACTACCAGTGTTAATTGCTTTGGCATAGGTGTTCAATACTAAACCGCTGCTTCTTAGAGAAGTTGGTACGGTTGAACCTGATATCAAGTTGAATGAACGTACTGCATTCAAGTCAACATTGTACATATATCCTTGACCAGCCACAGGAGTAGTATTGTCATCGTGATTCAAGATAACCTTGAATAATTTCTTAGCTACTACAGAAGCACTCAATTCAGCAGCAAATTGTACATCATTCCAAGAAGCTGTTTGAATTGTGTTACCATTATTGGTGGCACCAGCGGTTAATGTAAGAGCAATAGCAGAGCTACTTACTGGACGGATTGAATATGCATAAGCACCTTGTCCGTATAGACCACGTACAGCGTCATCGGTAGAACCCAACTTCTTGCCTGTGCCACCGAACAAACTATCGTTCAATTGCTTACCAGCACGGGTAGTTACAGAACTACCGTTGTTCAAGTTACGCAAATCTTGGCCTGGAGCGGTTGTACCATACTTGAAGTCTAGATAGAAAATTAGACCTGATGGTAGGTTCATTGGTTGAACGCTTACGAATTCCTTCGCAGCGATTTCAGCAAACACACGACGAACCAATGGAAGAGCTACGCCAGCCCATTGTTCGGAACTGGTGGAGGTACCAGTTGTGGTTGCTTCGTCAAGCAATTGCTTTGCTTGGTTTTCCAATAGGATTGACATATGTGCCTTTTCGACACCAGCGCAACCTTCAAGAAGGCCTGTCTTTTCCCATTTTGATTGTAATCCACGTGTTTCAGCCATCAATTTGGCTTGTGGATTCATATTGTTTGTCAATAGACTTTTTACATCCATACTCATATTTTTATCTTTCTATATTTAATTACTGTTAGGTTTTTACTCGCAAACTAATTTTACTTCTTGATTCCCGCGAGTTTTTGGAATCTTGAAGCCATCTCGTCAGCTTGAGGTTCTACAATGGTAGACACAGGCTTCGTTGATGATACTTGTTTGCTTGCCAAACCTTCGGTGATAGCTTGAGCAGTTGTATTTGTCTTTTTCTTGACAACTGATGCACCGGAATTAAATGATTCGGCTAAAACTGTATATGCCAACTTGACTTCACGAATGTTCTTGGTCAAGTCGAAAGTGTTAATGATCTTAAGTTTTTGATCTTCGGTCAAACTCTTACCCTTGAACAACTTATTGGTATAAAGCAACTTAGCATTCAATAGGTTGGTTTCAGATAGAACGCCCTTCATAAACTTAACTGTACTTAGAGCTTCTGATAGTTGTTTCTTAAGAGATTCGTTTTCTTCATTGATAGCAACCAAAGCTTCTGCCATTTCGTCAGGAGTAACTTCTCCTTCAGATGGAGATGGAACTTGTGCTGGAGCAGCTGGATCAACTGGTGCTGGAGCAGGTGCTGGAGCAGCTGCTGGATCAGCTGAATGAACTGGTGCTGGAGCTGGCATAGCGGGATCTTCGGCTTCTAATTCTGCAAGAAGTTCGTCTAAATTAATAGATTCCTCAACGTCGTCACCTTTTTCAGAAGAAGCTTCTGAAGAAGCTTCTGTTTCTTCATCCATTTCAGTTTCCAATTCGGCTAGAATTTCATCTAGTTCTTCGCTTGTTACTTCAGTACCATCTTCAACTGCGGTTTCTTCTTCAAGTTTTACGTCGAATTCTTGCTTTCCAGCAGGAGTTGTATTTTTATTAGCAGCAGGAGATGGTTTAGTTGGATGTTGCTTAGAAGCAATGTTACTATCATCTTTACCGATATTAGAAGATGCAAGCTTTTCTTCAATCTTACCTTCTTTATCGTCGTCATCGTGTGTTTCCTCTGCCATTTCTTCTTTGAGTTTGTCAGCAAACATTTCTTTCATGCTGTTTGCAAAACTTTCTTCAAGGAAGGTTTTTGCATTTGCCAATGCTGTTTCACGAACAGCCTTTGCATCCGCAATACTTTCTTTTAATAGATCGCTCATAATTATATTTCTGCCTTTCTTATTGTTATTTGTTTATGAAGCTATTGAAGAACTCCAAAGAAGATAAATCACTGTCACATCAAAGAATGATGTATTTGAATAATAAATATAATTAAAAATGTAAACATATCAAAATATTTTATATTTATTGATATATGCCAGCACAAAGCGAAAAGCAAGCAAGACTATTTAGATTGGTAAGAGCCTTACAAAAAGGTGGAATTAAATCAAAAGAAGTATCTCCACAGGTTCGTAAAATGGCACGTACTATAAAACCAAGTAGTGTTAAACATTTTACCAAATTGAAAGAAATATTAAAAAGTCTAAAAGAAGCTGAATACTCACTGAGTGATTTTGATATTATTAAAGGAAAATCTTTTAATCAAGTATTGAAAGAAAACGAAGGAGTTCCATTTGTTAAAAAAGAAATGTTAATATTTCAAAATAAACAAAATGGATTCAGTGGATTTGGAAAAACCAATTTTATTCCAAATGCACCAGAAAACACACAAATGCAAACTGAAATATTCAGTAATGGCAGTACAAAAAAGTATGTGTTTAAAAAATTAATAGATCAAAAAAACGAAAATTTAATTGTTTATGCCTGTTTTGTACAAAGAACTTATCCTGATCGTCCTGAAAAAGAAATATTTAGTATGTTAAGTACTAGTATAGACAGAAACAAAGATTACGAACAAACAAAAGCCTTAGCAGACTTTATAGATAGAATTAACTCTTATGGCCTATAATTTTAATCCCAATTTTTCTAAACATATGAATTCTACCAAAGATAATTATAAGTTCATAAAACGAACTGGCGATGAAAATGCTTATTCAAATCCAGATGTACGTGAAATGAATAATAGTTATAACAAGTACAAGTCTCCAAAGTTAGTTAACTTTATCAATAATGATAATTTTGAAGAAGAAAAAATGTATAAACTTGAAGATATAGATAACCCAAATGGCTGGAATTTTACAGAAATAGATCTATTGGGTGAAATGGACTTTCGTATAGATGACGAGTACAGAATGTTCTCAGAAATAGAAATTCCTTCTTTGGATATGATCAACGAAAAGAGAAAAACCTTCGTCTATAAAACAGACGAAGGTTATGTACTAGAAGCAAATAGAAAATATGTTTTTGAATCGTTTGATGAAATGATCAAATTTATTGATTCTGTGCCGATGGATTGATAGTAACGTTACTTGTTTGTGACCGTGGAGCTTCAGTCATTGAGTCCGCAATTTCAAAATAACGTTCCAATCTCATACCAACTTGTTCGTATAACATTTCAAGTTGTTTTTCAATTTCTTTCATCTTTTGAGCTTCTTCGTACATTTTAGAAGCATCTCTCTTGATTTCCTTCATATCACGTTCAACCATTTTGGCTTGCATCCAATCGCCACATTCTTTGATGGCATATCGTTCTGCTAAATTAACAGCCTCCATAATTTTTTGTGCGGTTTCATATACGCAATCAGCTTTTAATCCTTTGCGATATTCGTTGTAAGATTTAATAGCCCCAACCATTTTTGATTTTTCTTCTTTGGTAAGAGAGCTATAAGCTACTTCAGTAGAGTTTTCTAGTAAATGTTTTAATTTCATACTTTATAAATATTATAGTTCTGATAGAATGTTGTGGATAATTCTTTCAACATTATTATATGGGTTAATAATTGTTCTGTGTTGATCAACGCCTTCGTTGATTTTACCTTGTGGATACATAAAAGCACCTTGGGTACTTGGATTGCTTACAAAATCAAACGCGATTAGATCAAAGTCATCTTGTACAACATCTGCTCCTTCTCTCATATCTTTCTTTACACTACCCAATCCACGACTACTGATGCCCAAAAGAATGCCTGATTGCAACAAATCTTTTAATATGTTACCACTTGGTGTAGGTAGAATTTCGACTGTACCAACCAAATCTTTATTTTCCCATCCCATATCTACGATGTTGTGACTTACATTTTTTAAATTAACAACAGACGATTCTGGGTGATCCAATTCACCCATAGCACGACGTTGTTTAACGAAATTTTGCATATACGCTTCAGCTTCTCTCTTTAGTACATCTTCTGGATATACACGGCCGTTTTGGTTTTTTGCATCAGCACGTTGTAATACGCCGGTTACGTATAATTTTCCATCTTTAAGAGATTCATTTAAAGATGTTTTTTTGAATTCAAATGGAAGAATATCTATCAGTACTTGTTTCATATATGTTAAGCTTTAGGTTGTGTTGTTCCTGGTTGTGTATTTTGAGCCTGATCGGGAGTAGTTACATCCTCCTTATCAGCGGTTATTTTGTTTGATGGAACAACATTTTGTTGACTTTCTGGTTCAACTAATGCTTTTGATTTAGCAACTTGATATTGATCCTTTGGCTTCAAATTATCAGCATTACCTAAAATTTTAAGTTTAAATCCTGGTTTAATGAAGAATTTAGCTACCTTTTGTTTATTTTCTTCACGACCAATAATTATGATGACGTATCTATCATAATAATAATCAATTGCAACACCTGTTACATTGATTGTATAATCTGTTTCAGGCTGTTTATATCCTTTGCTGGCTCTAACCACAATTTTCTTACCCAAGATTTTGTCTTGGATCGACTTTTGTAGATTGTTCTTCAATGCTTCAGTTGAACCTTTTAGTTTTGTATCAAATGCAGTGAAGTCAGGAAGAACGTCGTAGGTTTTTAAATCTACAGAAGCGGGTTGCTTAGGTTGAGTTGGTTGTGCAGCTTGTGCAGCTTGTGCAGCTTGTGCAGCTTGTGCAGCTTGTGCAACTTGTGGTTGAGGAGCAACAGGTTTAGTTTCTTGTTCGTATTTAAGACCATTAAACCCCTCGGTCACAGGCAAAGAACCTTGTTTATACCCAATTAAATTGGGATCCATATCAGGATCATTGTGTTGAACCAAACCATTTTCATCAGTATACGTATTGCCTAATTCAATTGATTGTGCGGGTGTTGCGTAAGCTGGACCACTATACATTTGATTTTCCAACTTATAACCAGTACTTCTTTTGATAGGTTTAGCTAACGTATAACCTAATTGTGTTGCAGCTCTAACGTTTCCTGGTCCACGGCGACTAAATGCAAATGGTGTTCTAGCAGCATCACCGCCAACAGCAACAGGACCAGATGCAACTGGACCTGTGCCTGTTGTGCTAGCTTCATTTTTAGTCTTTAATTTGGCTAAAATTGATTTAATCTTTTCTTTAAGATTTTGTTTCATTTTTGACATCAATCTTTTTAATTTCTTCTACCAACTCATATGCATTCAATAAAGAAGTCAATTGATTTTCTTTAATTACACCAATACAAGACTTGGTAGAAAATTGACTAATAACTTCGTTTATTTTAATCTTAACCACTTCGGATGTAACATTTTTAACTTGATCCTTCAATACTCCACTGATTCTTTTGTATTCTTCATTGACATACTTAGTAAATTTACTGGAATTAGAAACATTAGTAATATATTCCTTCAATAGTTTCTTTTGATCAGGCAATAGATTGTTGTATTTGGTATTGAAGTTCTCAATTAAAAACTTATATGCTAACAATCTTACTTCTGCACTTTGATTTCCATAAACATCCATTGATTCTTGATCTGATTTCTTTTCTTTTGTCAAATTTTCTATGATATACTCTCTTGATTCTAATAACTCAGAAACTTCAAACTTAGACTCACTTTTATCTTGATCTTCAAATAGTTTATAAATAGATGCGTATAACTTATAATTTGGAATCTTGTTCTTTAAAAATTCATCAATATTATACTTTTCTTTAATCTCTTTGATGATATTATACTTCTGTTTATTCAATTCACGTTCATCGATCTTGGATCGTGTTTGCAACACAACATTCAAAAGTCTTTCACCTGATGATACGTCTTTACTTTTTTGTTGTAAAATAAAATTATAAAGCTGCACTTCTTTTCCAAGTTCTTTACTTTCGTGAAAGTACTTGAACATTAAATTTTTAGTAAATGATTCATCTCTTCCCGCTAGAATGTCGGCTGTTATTTGTCGAGTGAGTAGTTCAAACAATATTCCAGCATTCTTGAATTTCGAATGTTTTGCTTTCTTGTGCATATTATTTATTATTATTTATAAATATAATCAATGTGGTTAAATATATAGGAATTATACTATTCTTTTATATTTTGTTCATCCATAAAAGATTTTTCGTTTCCTTCTCTTAAAATTTCTTTTTCTTGATCCAATGTTTTCAACAAATCGGTCAATCCTTTAATAGACTCCAATGACAACGGAGATCCATTCTTATATTTGTGTGATACTGATAAATCACTACGTCTATTGTTTTCCAATGTGCCGAACGGATCTTCCCCAAATGGATATTTACTAGCATCTTTTCTGCCTGTTTGATCACGTTTTTCTGCTAATTTTGGCGGAGTTGATTTTTCAGCACCAGCTTTAGTTTCTGTATCACCCGCACCACCAGCTTCAGCTCCACTTTCTGGAGCAGAATTTGCTCCAGATTCAGCTCCTGGACCTGGCTCAGATCCACCACCTGCACCTTGGTCGCCTTTATCGTCCTTATTTAAAAATGACAAAGCTGGATCGTTACCTTCTTCTTCAATTTGTTTAAATCTATAATTTCCTTTAGCGTCGTCAATTAGTTGCTTTTGCAAGGATATCATATCTTGATCTGACAAACCGAAAATATTTTCATAAATCCACTTTTTAGAAAATACTTTTTGTTCTTGCATATCTTTGCAAAGTTCAACTTTACTCTTGTATACATCTATTTTTTCTTTTTCAAAGATAGTGGATGGATTAGTCAACTCAAGAGTAAAATCTACCAGCGACTCATCTCTATATCCTTGACTATACAAATGAATAACTGCAATTTTATTCAATTCGCTAACCATAATACGTTGTATACGTTGTACTGTTCTAGCAAATCTTATGTCTTCAGCTGCCAATGTAGCTTTACCACTCAAGGATTCGTCGTACCCCAAAAATGCTTTGGGTATCTTAAGTGCTGCCATCATTTTATTACGAAGGTACTCAATATCATCTGTACCTGTCCACTCCAATCCAGATAAATTTTCAATACTAGTGCCACTATCACTACCACGAACTGGTAAGAAAAAGTCCTCTACCATATTTTGTAGATTGAACCTTAAATTATAATCTCCAGTTTGTTGATCCAAATATGGAACCTTTTTCATTTGGTCCATAATGCGTTGCATATGATTATCAACTTCATTTGGTGGAATATTACCAATATCAACTTTAAAAATACGTTTTTCAGGAGCACGCATAATACGATGAATTAACATTGCGTCTTCCATCAAACTCAATTGTTTCCATACACGACGAGCGCCTTCTAAAGTACTTTTTCCATATGGTAGAAAGTTACTGTCACTCAATAATCTAAAATGTGCAATTTGATAGTTTTCCAAATCTTCTAATTTGTTTCCGTATGGCAAATTGACTTGAAATTTAACAAAGTTTTTATTGGTTAAATGTGCATTTTCTACGCGGGTTACATAATATGTACTCAATGGTTCTACCAAATAAACACCATATTCAGGACTAATATGAAGACGCAGGTAAAAATCACCATATTTAACCATACAACGTGCCCAACTCCACAGGTTAAATTCGATATTTAGAATATCATAGAACAAATTGTGTAGAATATTCTTAATTTCGTCGTTGGAAGATTTGATATGAATTACTTCACCCATTTCATTTCGGGTTGTACATTCATCCGCATAAATATCCAATGCAGATGCAAGAATTGGGTCCATATCCATCGTATCATAATCACGAAATAATTCGACACGGCTACTTTGATATGATAAATTGAAATCTCTGGTATATTGATTATACGAAGTTGTACGTAATCTATTAAAACGGTCTCTTAAACTATTACGATCTGTAGCATACTGAATTTCATCAGTGTCGATAACTTTTAATTTTTTACCACCAACGTTACGAACAATCACATCATTTGAAAACAAACGTTTCAAACGAGCAAACAAAGATCGACTTCTTAATTCTTGAAAAGATTTATCTGACATATTATTTATCTATAGTATATAAGTATTTACAACAACCAAGTTAAACTTTCTTTTTTGTCATTAACGGTGAAATCCATAGTTTTGTGGTGATCAGGTACAGCACTCACTTGTTTTGGAATTGAAATTTGACTTGTTACTTTTGATATTTTTGAAACAATAGCCTTATTATAAGCTATTTGTTCGTTTCTAAGTTTCAAAGCAGTTTCACGTACCCACAAACCAATTCCAATTGCCATAACCAAATCGTCATTGTATCCCTTCATAGCTTCTGCTTTTGGTCCGTTCCAAATGAATACATTCAGTTCCTCATATAGTCTTTTGGATTTCATTATAACTTGTTTTTGTCTAAAAAATAATTCCAAGTTACTTATAATTAAAGGTCTATTTTTACTGGTTGTAGCAAATCCAGGAATTAACTTTTTATCAGCTGTATTTAATTTATTGGAATATGTTTTTTCTACGTCAACCACGGTCAAATCTGACGCACTATAAAACGTATTTTGATAATCCCTATCAATAATTTGTTGTAATGAAGCCCATCCTATATTGTTATTTTCCACCACCAACAAAGCATTGTTGTATTCTGTAGCAACACTGACCAATAAATTGCCATAATCTTTTGTAGTTAATTGGCCTTTATATTCAGCCACTTGTTCCATTGTTTCTATATCTATAACGTGAAATGCACTAAAATCTCCACCATCTCCTCTAGCGCAGTCAGCGGTCAATATATAATTTTTACTATAATTGGGATAATCCCAAATCCATAGGTCTTGATTATTACCACGTTTTTCAACAGGATCTTTTAGATAGGTTTGTTTGTAAAACTCAAGAACATCTACACTTACAACTTGATTGCCAGATGTACTAAAGTCACAATCACATTCTTGTGCTGCCCCTTTTACTCCTGATAATTCTGTCTGTTTATCTCTCCAAGATTGATCACGTTCTGGGTGTAGATGCCACGGCAATCTAATTGTCTTAAAATTATTCTTACCTTCCTCTGCTTCAAGCCACGTTTTATGGAAAAAGTTACCAACGCCATTCGGGGTACTCAATATAATAGCTCGACCACCCGTAGACAGTGTATATTGAGAAGATAGCCAGATTTCCTCAATACCATCAATAAATGCAGCTTCGTCAATGATTAGTAATGATAGTGCAGATGAACGGCCAGCGGTACCCGCAGATGATACTGCTTTGATTTGAGAACCATTCTTTAAACGTAATGATAATCTATTATCTTCTACACACGGAACTTTCAACCAACTCGGTAAATTGTCATTAGCAAATCTTACCTTAGTAACAATTTCCTTTGCTGTTTCTTGTGTAATACTAATACAAAGAATATTCTTGTCGTTGTGAAATGTCATTAACCACAAACTATAAGCAGCTGTAAGAGTACTAATACCCATCTGACGACTTTTAAGAACAATGTTTAATTGATTATCAACAAAGTTTTGTAAAGCTTCTTCTTGGAATGGATAAAGTTCAAATCCAACAGTACCTCTAATAGGATGTTGTATCTTAACATACTTCTTCATGAAGTATATAGGATCCTCAATACACTTCTTATACTCCTGCTTTATTATTTCTCTTAAATTTAGCTGACTCATATTTCTCTTCGTACTCTTTTATTTTAAGATTCAATTCTTCCAATCGAACGTCAATGACACCTATATCCTTTGTCAAATCTTCAAATATTTTATTGTAATCTATATTACCATCCCACTTTTCAAACGATCCATCTTCCTCAAGAAATGTAACATCTTTATCTTTATTTTCTTCGCAGAACTTTTTACTTTCTTCAAACTTTTTCTTGTAATCTTCTAAAATACTACGTTCGTTTTTAAGATCCTGTAGTTCGTTGTAAACTTCAAACATTCCCATCATTTTTAGTTCAGTTTGAAAATTGATAAAACAATCATAACAATATCCTGTTTTTGGCCATACTCGATCATCCAAATAGTTACCCCAACGAACATCCATATTACAACATTTACAACGCTGTTCATTAATAATAGTAGCACGTTTTGGTACTCTTCGTTTGCTTCCATTTTTCCAAACCCATTTACGACCTTGACTATCCTCCCATTCGTCACCTTCTTTGCGTTTATTGTTCTCCAAATTGGCATCATAGCCAACTTGTACGAATGGACGTTCGCCCGATAAATAATCTTTTACAATTGATAAATTGCTTTTACCTGATGCTTTCTTCATAACAAATACGTATTTATTTTATTTCTTAAACTTACTGTCGAGACCGTTTATAATAAAACTTCCTGTAATTTTAAATGGATCTTTACTAATACTACTATCTCTTACAACTATACCTTCGTGTTTATCTAGATCTCCGATTTTACTGGTAGCATTTTTTAATATTTCATCTCCCAATTTAATTGTGGTTAAATAAACAATAGTATCATTAACTATTTTATTTACATCTTGATCTGGAAAATCTGGAAAATCTTGACTGATATTTTTACTATCTACCGCTTTCAAAAATTGTTTACGTGTAATAAGAGGAGTAGTAAACTTTAATTCTTTTAACCAATCCGTCAAAGACTGGGTTACAGCTTTACCCATAGGATACAATGTAACTTGTTGCGTCAAAACACTTGCTAGGTTTGGTTCCGATTTGAAAGTAGTGTCAATACTACCCAACACCTTAAAACCACTCTTCATAGCAACCTTATTTAATTTGTTTATATAAGACTGCATTGCAGTTTTATCATATGGTATTTCAACAGCTACTCTGGATTTAACACTTCCATCTTTACCAAAAGTCTTTGGCTTAATTTCTTTTAATCCGTGAATAGCTAAAAAGTTCCATTTATATCCAACTACATTCGTTTGACCCTCTACATATTCAATATTGAATAGTATATTAGGATTATCTAATAATCCAAGTGTTTTCAATTCGGATCTTGTGGATGGAATTGCAGCATCAAAAATATTAATTACCTTTGTACCAATACCAATAAATCCGTGGCCTGGTTCAAATCTACTTGACAAATCTTCAGGTCTCATTCCTTTAATATCAAGTGGTTTTGCTGATCCACGATCCATTACGAACTGACCGTTTACCATACGAATACTAGCGTTTACGCCGTCAATTTTAACACTACCACCACCTTGTTTTAAAGATTTAACCGATTTTGCAAATACATCTACCAATTTAGCTCCTGTATTTGCAAAATCAAATGGATGTGCCATATGACCTCCGGCACCACCTTCACTAATTACTTCGTTCAAAATGTTATTTAGTCTTATCATATGGTTTTAAAAATGTTTTATCAAATACAGGAATTGCTTTTTTGTAAGAACTCTTAGTTTCGTCTAAACTATTATCAGTAAATTGCCAGTTCCAAAATAATTGGTCT